TCGCCGCCGCCGTTCCAACCAAACAGCAAGCGCCCTGTCGATAGCTAGCCGGTGCGGGTTGGACACCCGCGGCCGCGAGTTTTGGCGGCGTAGTACCTTTGAAAACTGTCCGAGACGCCAGGGAGTTCCGATGGAGGGGCGGAGGGGTTACCGCCGAAGGCATTCCTGCGACAGGGCTTGACGCATTGATATCGAGTCGTGTGGATTCGATGCAACCCCCCGGCTGTAGCGAACGTGGAATGTCATAGCGTCCACTGGTATTTATGCCGCATGCCTACCGAGTCGCGCTCGCGGTCGGAATCTTCACGGTTACCGTGACAACGATCCGAGCGCAAGATCAAGATGCTTCCCGAGTGCAGCCGCAGCAAAGCGAGCCGAGCGCCAAGCCCTACGATCCCGTGTCAGTCGATCCGAGGCCGTTTGCTCGGCTGCTGCTCCAGCGCACGCGGTATCGGGTGGAGCAGACACTGGGACAGCCAGCCGTCGTGAATCCGGATCACCACGAGTGGTATTACCAGTTGCCCCGGTCGCAAGGCTGGTTGCGGATAAGCTTCACTCCCGATGGCAGGGTGAAGAGCACGAAGACCGTACATGCGCCACGCGCCGACGGCCCCGGAAAATGGGCGACGGCGTTGGCCGCGGGCGCTACGGTTTTACTGGCGGGCGAATGCGCTCATGTCGCCGGAAAGCCGGTACTGTGGATGACGTACGACGATTGGCAGTGGGTGCAAGCTTGCCAAGCTGCGGGGATGTTGCCGTGAAGGGACTCCTCGCATGGCTCGCGCTGGCGTGTCCGTTGGCCGCGCAGTCCGGACAAACCGTCCTGCCGTTACTACGTCAGCCTCAAATCAACTGGACTGATCAAATGCGCGGGATCGATCGGGCGCAATTGACGCCCGCGCCGGCAAAGCTCGCCAAGGGTCAGACGCCCGATCAAGTAGAGGCGTTGCTCGGACCTGCCAACTCGCGTTCGGGCGATCCAAGTCTGGGCACCTTCGTCTGGTATTACTGGCACCCCCATAACGATCTGCGCGTGGGCTTCGAGAATGGGCGCGTATCGAGCATTAAATTCGTTCAGCTTAAACTGCCTGGAATGGGGCCGAGCAGGTTTGAGCGGATCATAACCGGCGTTGCGGTGGCCGGCGCTGAAGTCTACGTCATCGATACGTGCTACCAAGTGCGCCAGAAGCCCGTGCTTTTGATGACCATTGCGGACTGGGAATGGCTAGAAGTATGCCAAGGTCGGGGCTATTGATGATGAAAACGGCGCTGAAGTTGGGAATGTTAGTCGCGCTCGGCGCATCGCTCGCGCTGGCGCAAAATGACGACGATCCGTCTTGCAAAGGGCTAACGCCACACCGGATCGACGCACCGACGTCTTATGTCGGTTTGACGGATCTTGAGCTCGCGGGAAAGATTGGGCCCCCGGACTATATCCGCGCGAACGGCTCAACGCAGTTGGATCTGCATTTTTGTTTGGGACATGGGCGTAAGTTGATAGTGGAGGTGCTCGAGGCCCCGTATGCGTTCTCATCGGCAGGAGCCGGGTCCAAGATCATTGGCGCGGAAGTGGTGGTTGACGAGACGAAGGGTGAAATGCGGCACTTCTACATTCCCGATGAGGACAATGCATCGAACCGTGAAACGAATGAGACTCTGCTGCTCACCAATGAATGGCTGGCGCAAGAAGCCAAGCGCGATCGTAAGCGTCTGGGGCCTTCCTGCGTAGCCGTTCGCAACAAGCAGCTAGGATCGCTGACCAGCTATGACTTGGGTCTTATGCGGCGATGTGGCCAAATCGGACTCTAACAGGCGGCGGCCCAGGCAATTTCAGGGCTCTCTGTTTACAAACCCCTGATTTCTGGGGTATTCTTCCGCTATGAGTGTCCGCAGTGTTCTGTTTGGCGCACACCCGCAGCCTGACGATGACGAAGAAGACGACGACAACGGCGACGACGGGCCTGTGGGTTGAAAAAAAGGAAGCCCCGCTCAAGCAGGCGGGGCTACGAAGCGTTTCTGAAATCCTTAGTAACCGCCATGCAGCATAACATACATGACGGTTTCCGAATACGCTGAACATCGTGGCTGCGCTCCGACGGCGGTGAAATACGCCATCTCGAGCGGCCGCATCGCGCAGGACGCCGGCGGCGAGATCGATCCCGTAGCGGCCGACCGCGATTGGGAGGCCAACACCAACCACGCCAAGGCGCGCAACGGCGCGCGCGGATCGCCGGCGGCCGCCGGAAGCTTCGCCGAGGCGCATGCCGCCCGCGAGCGCCACGCCGGGCTGCTCGCCGAGCTCGAATACGAAGAGCGGCTGGGCAACTTGGTCTCGCGCCAGGCCGTCGAGCTCGAATACACCAACCGCTGGCAGATCGTGCGGGATGCGATGCTCAATCTGCCGAGCCGCATCGCCGCGCTGCTCGCCGCGGAGGCCGATCCCGTCGCCGTTCACAACTTGCTCGAGGCCGAGATTCAGAACACGCTCGAGCAGCTGACCGAAAGGCGGCCGGCATGAGCGCCGCCGCCTGGGCGCCAGTGCTTGAATCGGCCGGCGTCGAGCTCGCGCGCAAAGCCTTTTCCAACGGGCTGCGTCCGGATCCCAGGCTTACGGTGAGCGAGTGGGCCGATCAAAATCGCGTCCTGACGGTCACCAGCTCGCCCGAGCCTGGGCCGTGGCGCACCTCGCGCACGCCGTACTTGCGAGAGCCGATGGATTGCCTGTCGCCGTCCAACCGCGCCGAAATCGTGGTGCTCATGAGCGGAAGTCAGATTGGAAAAACAGAATGTGGGAATAACTGGATCGGCTACGTGATCCACAAAGCGCCTGGACCGATGCTTGCCGTGCAGCCGTCAACCGAGATGGCCAAGCGCAACTCGAAACAGCGCATCGCGCCGCTGATCGCCGACTGCCCCGCTTTGCGCGAGCGGGTGCGCGAGGCGCGTTCGCGCGATTCCGGCAATACCATGCTTAGCAAAGAATTCCCGGGCGGAATTCTGGTGATGACCGGCGCGAATTCGGCCAAAGGCCTGCGGTCGATGCCGACGCGCTATTTGTTCCTGGACGAGGTCGATGGCTATCCCGGCGACGTCGAGGGCGAAGGCGAGCCGTGCGACCTGGCGATCGCCCGCACCAAGAACTTCTCGCGGCGCAAGATTTTCATCGCATCGACGCCGGTGGTGAGCGGCCGCAGCCGCGTCGAGCGGTACTACGAGCAGAGCGATAAGTGCCAGTTTTACGTCCCGTGCCCGCGCTGCGAATTCATGCAGACGCTGCGGCTCGAGAATTTGCGCTGGGAAAAGAATCAGCCCGCGACGGCTCGCTTCGTGTGCGAGGCCTGCGGCGGCCGCATCGACAATCACGAAAAAACGCAGATGCTCGCGGATGGGGAATGGCGGCCGCAAGCGCAGAGCGACGGGCGGATCCGCGGCTTCTACCTGCCCAGCTTTTATTCGCCGGTAGGCTGGCTGAGCTGGGCGCAGATCGCGCAAATGCGCGAAGACGCCGAGCGCGAAAAGAGCCGCGAAAAACTGCAGGTGTTCTGGAACACCATCCTCGGGCTGCCCTACGCCGACGTGGGCGAAGTTCCCGACGCCGACCGTCTGTACGAGCGCCGCGAGACCTATCAGATCGGCAAGGTTCCCGCCGGCGGCCTGTTGTTGACCGCGGGCGCGGACGTCCAGCACAAGCGCGTCGAAGTCGAGGTCGTCGCCTGGGGCCGCAACAAGGAATCGTGGTCGGTCGACTACCGCGTGCTCGAGGGCGACACGCAGCAGCCGGCCGTCTGGGGCCAGCTCGGCGAACTGCTCGACGAACTGTTCCCGAGCGTCTACGGCGGGGCGCTGCAGATCAAGAAGCTGGCCGTCGACACCGGCTTCAATACGCTCGAGGTTTACGAATTCGCGCGCGCCATGGGCCCCGCGCGCGTGATGGGCGTCAAAGGCGACCTGCACAAGAGCGCGTTTTTAAACGTGCCGACGCTGGTCGACGTCGGCCCGCAAGGCCGGCGCCTGAAAAAAGGCGTGCGGTTGTGGTCGATCAACGTGGCGATCGGCAAAGAGCAGCTCTATCGCTGGCTCAAGTCCTCGGTTCCCGATGTCGCCGCGGGCCAAGCCTGGCCGGCCGGCTTCTGCCATTTCCCTCAATACGGCAAGGAGTATTTCGAGCAGCTCGCGGCCGAGCAGTTGGTGACGCGCACGCTGCCCAACGGGACCAGGCACACCTCCTGGGAAAAGATCCGCGAACGCAACGAGGCGCTCGACGCGCGCATTTACGCGATGGCGGCCGCCGCAAGCCTTCGGCTCGACCTGTACACGGCCGAGAAGTGGGACGAGATCGAGCGTTCGCTCACGACGGCAGCGCCAGGCGCGGCGGCGCGGCCGCAGCGGGCGCGCGCGCCGGAATTCCGGCCGATGCGCGCCGAGGAGTCGTTTTTGGAATGATATGAATCCCCCCGGCGTCCATCCGCAATACATCCCGCCCGCGCAGCCTCCTTCCTGGTATCTCGCCCAGGCCCAGCAGCAGATGTTTCTGCTACTCACGGGTCAATTGCCCGCGGCCGTCGAGACGCCGCAGCTCGGCCGCGTGCAATTCAACCCCACCAGTTCGGCGGATATGCAGCGCATGATCGATTACCTCTCCGGACTAGTCGCCAATGGCGACGTCTGGCCCGATCCGTCCAACCCGATGGGCTCGATGACGAGCGGATACACGCGCGGCCGCAAGCCGTTCAGCTTCTTCCTATGGCCTTGACGCCCAACCCGCAGCCGAGGCCGTCCAAACCGGGCCTGCTCGCGCGCCTGTTCGGCCGCGGCCAGCCGGATGTGCGGGCGCAAGGCGGCCCCGACGGCGGCTGGACGTACGGATCCGGCTACGGATACGGACGGTACGGCTACCGGGACACGCCGTATACGGGCGCGAGCTGGATCCGCAAGCAATTGTCGAACTGGCTGCCGATCCGCGCGGCCGCCGACGCCGAGCTGTTGAGCGACGTGGGCACGCTGGTCGCGCGATCGCGGGATCTCGACCGCAACAACGGCGTCGCCGCCGGCGCATTTCAGTCCGTTTCGGACAACACCGTCGGCGCAGGCCTGCGCTTGAGCTGCTGGCCCGACTACCGCGCTTTGGGCAAAGATCCCGATTGGGCGGAAAGCTGGGGGCAGAACGTCGAGAGCCTGTGGAAGGCCTGGGCCGACAGCACGGCCTGCGATGCGGCCAACAAGCTGGCCTTCGCGGGCCTCACGCAGTTGACCTTCCGCTCGCTGCTTCAAAACGGCGAGGCGCTCGCGCTTCCGCTGTGGCTCGACCGTCCCGAGCTTTCCACGTTCCGCACCTGCTTCCAGCTGGTGGACACCGACCGCTTGTCCAACCCCGGCAACATGACGCCGACGCTGTGCCTGCGCGGCGGCGTCGAGATGGACAACTACGGACGGCCGCTCGCCTATCACGTCCGCAAGATCTCGACCTGGCCGGCCATGTTTTTCCCGGCCATCGGCGGCATCGCCGGCGAATGGGAGCGCATTCCCGCCGCGACGAGTTGGGGCCGCCGGCGGGTGATTCATATCTACCCTTCCGACCGCGTCGACCAGACGCGCGGCAAGCCGATCCTCGCGCCGGTGATCGAGCAGTTCCGCATGATCGATTCCTATCAGCGCGCGGAGCTGCAAAGCGCGATCGTCAATGCCCTGGTCGCCGGCGTCATTGAGACGCCGCTCGATCCCGCGAGTCTGTCCGAAATGGTCGGCGGCGATCCCAACGCCTATCTGGCCGCGAAAAACGAATATCGCGTCCAGCTCGAGGGCGGCACCTTCATCCCGCTGTTCCCGGGCGACAAGATGACGCCGTTCGCGCCCGACCGGCCCGCGCCGCAGTTTTCCGCGTTCAGCGAATACGTGCTGCGCCAGATCGGCGTGTCGATGGGGCTGCCCTACGAGCAGCTGATGAAGGACTTCAGCAAAACGAATTACTCGTCGGCCCGCGCGGCGCTGCTTGAGTCCTGGCGCTACTTCGTCACCCGGCGCGCCTTCCTGACTCAATACTGGGCCCAGCCGGTGTACGAGCTCTGGCTCGAGGAGGCGGTCTCCAAGGGGCTGGTCGAAGCGCCGGACTTCGACCGGATGAAGGCCTTCTATGCGCGCGCCAAGTGGATCGGGCCGGGGCGCGGGTGGATCGACCCGGTGAAGGAGGCCGAGGCCGCGCAGGTGCGCATGGCCACGGGCATTTCGACCCTCGAGGCCGAGTGCGCCGAGCAAGGCCTCGATTACAACGACGTCATCGACCAGCGATGGATCGAGAAGAAGCGTCTCCAGGCGGCCGGCCTGTGGGTAGAGCCCGCGCCGCCCAAACCGCTCGGATTCCCGGCGCAGCCCGAAGAAGCGCCGGTGAGGGAACCGACCTAAAATGCCAAATCCGCAAACGGCCGACGACGATCTCGCGCCCCAGCTCGCGGCGCTTCGCCTGGCGCTCTATCAGCGACCCTGGGTGATCACGCCCGAGGCGCTCTCTGCGTTGATGGACAACCCGCCGCAGGATGTAAATCTCGAAGGCCTGGCCGCGCGCCTGGGCGCTCCGGTCGGAAACGGCGACGGCGACGTCGAGAACCACAACGGGACCGCGGTGCTCAACGTGCGCGGGCCGCTGCTGCGCTACCGCTCGATCTTCACCTGGCTGTTGGGCGGCACTTCCATCGAGCAGCTCTCGCTCGATTTTCACGCCGCGCTCGACGATCCCGCCGTCAAAAACATCGTCCTGGCCATCAATTCGCCGGGCGGCCAGGTCGACGGCGTCAACGAGATGGCCAATATGATCCGCGCCGGCGCGCAGCAAAAGCCGGTTACGGCCTATGTCGACAGCCTGGCCGGATCGGGCGCCTACTGGCTCGCCTCGGCCGCCAACCGGATCGTGGCCGACGAGACCAGCCAGCTCGGATCCATCGGGGTGCTCGCCACGGTGTACGACGACCGCGCCGCGGCCGAGCGCAGCGGCGTGAAGCGTTACGAGATCGTCTCGACGCAGTCGCCGCTCAAGCGCACCGATCCCGCGACCGACCAGGGACGCCGGCAGCTCCAGCAGATGGTGGACGGCCTGGCGCAGCTGTTTATCGACAAAGTCGCCGGTTTTCGCGGACAGGCCTCGGCCACGGTCGCCCGCGATTTCGGACGCGGCAGCCTCATGAGCGCGCGGGACGCCATCGCCGTCGGCATGGCGGATTCCATCGGCTCGCTTGAGGACTTATTGGGCGAGGGAGCCAGGACGGTTGCTTCGCCTTTTTCGGCCTCGATTGAGGGTGGAAAACCGGAAGTGGAGGCCTCGGCGGCCGCGGCAACCGCGCTCGACGAAAACGAGCTCGAGGAAGACAACCAGGACATCAACGACGACGCGAATTGTCCCGACCCTCCCGGCGAACAGGACGGCGAGGAGGAGGACGAAAGCGACGGGACCGAGCAGGAGCCCGACGACAGTTCAATCCCACGAGGAGGTGGAGACTTGGTACAGCCAAACGCGGATCGGCAGCGCATCGCCGACATTCTGACTTGCGAGGAGGCGCGCGGCCGGGAAGATCTGGCTCGCATGCTGGCACTCGAAACCGATCACACCCCGGAAGCCGCGCGCAAGCTGCTCCAGGCGAGCCCCGCCGGCCCCAAGCCCGGCGCCGGCGCGCTCGAGCAGCGCATGGCGCAGGTGCCGAACCCGCAGATAGGGGTCG